TGCCGGCGGCGATGCGCGCGGCGGTCATGTCGGGCTCACGGCACCGGGCGGCGTACATGGCGATCGCGGCCAGGCGCGCGGCGTGGCGCTCGGCGGCTTCGCGCTCGATGCGCTCCTGCTCGGCCTTGATGGCGGCGCGGCGTTCTTCCTCGCGGTCGATCTGCGCCTTATAGTGGTCCTCGCCAGCGCGCAGCCGGTCCTCCAGGCCGCCGGCAAAGGTGTCGATGGCCTTGCCCAGCGCCAGAACCGGGGCCTTGGCCGCCTTGCGGGCGCGCTCGACCTCCAGGCGGGGGTTGCGGTAGCTGCGCCATGCGTGTTGCGCCGCATGCATCCCTGGCGGTGTGTCGATGTCCGCGACGATGACGTTCTTCGGGTGCGCGGCTTCGATGGCAGCCAGGCCAGCGGCGATCTGGTCGAACTTGGCGACCTCGCCTTGCACGCTGGCGATGCCGGCGGCGATGGCGTTGGTCTTCTCGACGGCCGGCGGTTCGGTGTTGATGGGTGGCAGGTCAAGTACGGCGTTCATGGTGGTGTCCTAGAAGTCGGCCGGCGCGAGTGCCGGGCGGTCGATGGGGGTGGTCGGCAGCGCCCAGGGCGCGGCCAGCGGGTCGGCGGTTTCCACGGGCTCGGGCGGGAAGGTGTCGGCGCCTTCGTCGGTCCACCGTTCGCGGTGCGTGGCGTCGAAGTCGCGGATGACCTGGGCGTAGTAGTCGCGCGCCAGCTTGATCTTCTCGACCATCAGCGCCTCCAGCGCCGCATCGCGCTCGATCTCCATGCACACCGTCACCCTCAAGTGCTCGGGGATGTGGCTCACGACATGCAGCGGCAGCGGCTCGTAGCCGATCAGGCGTTCAGGCGTGTCCACCAGGCAGTACGCCAGCCGGGCGCGCGGCTTGTCCCACAGACGCATGTAGGCGCGAAGCTGCCACTGGTACAGCGTGCGCTGCGTGCTGGCGATGTCGTCCTCGCACAGCGGGAACGTCGCCACGGACCAGGCCGTCTTGATGTCGGTCACGCTGTCCCCATCGGGGAGGTCCGACTCGCCGGTCAGGTACTCGTCGGCGCGTCGCTCGACGTTCTTGGTGAGGTTGCGGCCACGCACGCGGTTGAACAGGGCGATGCTCTCGTCCTCGCACTCGATGCCCTTCTGCAGCGCCTTTCCGTCCGCCTCGAACTCGACGCCGAAGATGGCCTGCGCAGCCAGTTCGCGGATGTAGGTCTTGGCGCCCACCGACAACGGGCCTTCGCTCTTGGTGCGAGGCTCGGTCATCAGCTTGCCGACGCCGCTGGCGCGGAACTTGATGAGCGGGCTCATTGCGCACCACCCGCACGCAAGGCGGCGCCGCGCGCCTGCACGGCCGCTGCAAACGCCTTGTAGGCTTCGACGTTGCCGGCGCCCTTGAAGTGCTTGGCGCCATCCTTGGACACCAAGCCCAACTCGTCCAGCGACTGCGCCAGCGCGGCGCGGCCTGCCCACACTTCCAGCGGGTCGGCGCCGTCGCCATTGCCGCCTGCGCCGTCGTCGTCGGAGTCGGTCGCGGCCAGCCCGAGAATGGCGGTCGCGGTGTACCGCTCAAGGTAGGTCTTCACGCTGCACCTCGCCTGGATGGCGTTGCGGCCTGGGCCAGTGTCCGGTGCGCCACCCATCGAAACCGACTCGACGTGCCCGGCCGAGTGGCGCAGGTAGCACGTCACTTCGAGCCAGTCCTTCTCGTCCTTGGTCAGCTTCCAGCTGATCGACAGCCCGTGCTTCGACAAGGCCGGCGTGACGGCGCTCACCACGTCGAACAGATCGGCGTGGCGCTTGCCCTTCAGCGGGCCGTCCGTGATGAGCTTGCCCTTGATGATGGTCACGGCTTCGCTCTTGAAGCCGGCCACGGCATCGTTGTGCGCGTTGCGCGCCTCCTTGGCCTCGAAGCGCTCTTGCAGTTCCATCAGCTTCTCGACGTAGGCCAGATCGGCGCCGCGCTCGACGGCGATCTGCAGGAGTTGGCCGGGCGTGGCGACCAGGGCGCGCTGCTGCTGCGGCGCGGGCGGGGTTTCGAGTCGTTCGACTACTGCGGAGTTCATAGTGTGTTCCCTTCGTGATAGCGACGTTTTGCGTCTATGTATGCAGCGTGCGCGGCCTCGGCAGACGTGAAGCCGCCAAGGTGCAGAACCCGTCCGCGCACGACAATCGTTGAAAAGAATGGGCTCTTAATTGAGTTCGGGCGAACGTACACCCCAAGGATTCCAGACTTGTTGTTCTTTCCTGCTCGGCGCTGGTTCTCTCTGTTAATGACCCGTGAAACATCGCGGAGGTTTTCCAGCCTGTTGTTCAGGCCGTCACCGTCAACGTGGTCAATCTCTTGGTCGGGCCATGCGCCGGTTGAGAGTAGGAATGCCAGGCGGTGCGCCATGTATCGCTTCCCACCAATGCAGACGCTTAGGTAGCCCAAGCGCGTCTTGCTGCCCGCTTCTGTTCCGACAGGTTTGCGCCTGTTCGGACTCTTTTTCCAAAATAGCTTCCCAGTTCCTGCGTCATAGCGCAGCCACTTGCGCGCCTCTGCTGCGTTCATGTGTTCTCCAGGGGTGGGCTCGGCGTCAGCCGAAGATCAGGTGCAAGCCGGCGGCGCAGGCCAGCAAGAAGACGGCGTAGCCGATCCAGAAGTGCCGCACCGGCACGCGGTCCAGCACGCGCCACACGAAGTCCATGCGCGAGCCCTCGGCAACGCGGCAGGCATCCGGGCACGGGCACGGCTTGCGGCCACTGCTGCAGGCGTTGGCCGTGCAGGCGGGCAGCGGCTTGCGAAGCTCGCGCATGTCGGCATCGGTCAGCGGCCAAACGGTGTCGCTGGCCGGCGGCGTCATGCCGTCCTCGCGCAGCAGGCCGACGTAGATGCCGCGGTCGTCTTGCCGGCGGTCGATGCGCTGGGCGTCGAAGGGGTTCAGTTCGTGCATGTCAGGCTCCAAAGTAGCCAGCCAGCAGGCCGGCAGCAAACACGACAGCCAGGACGTACAGCACGACATGCGCGCGGCGTTCGATGCGCGCGGCGTCGTTGATGTAGCTGGCGGATGAGTAGCCGGTGACGAACTGAGCGTCGGCCAGCGTGCGGGGCGTGGTGATGTTCTTCATGCCTGCCACCCCTGATCCGCAGTGCGTGCGGCCTGCAGTGCCTTGATCTTGATGTCCAGATCAGCGGCCTGCGCGATCAGGGGGTAGATCAGCAGCGACTCGACGCTGGTGGCGTTGCCGTGGGCCAGCATCAGCGAGGCGCGCGTGGCCTCGGCGTGCTGCTGGGCTTGTTCGAGGCTGGTGGTGACGCTCATGGCCGCATCGCGTCGATGTCGCGCTCGTAGCGGTCGGCAGCACGATCGGCCGCGTCTTCGTCGGGCTCGGCGTCCCATTCGTCCGCTTCGGCCTCGTCGTCTTCCGGTTTGACGTAGGTCCACCGGCCGCGGACGTACCGCCGAACGACGGTGTAGCCCTGCGCAGGCCCGCAACTGGCGCAATCGGTGGCGCCGCACATGCAGGGGCCGAAGCGGCGGCTCACAACGCACCCCCAGGCTGCGCGATGTGCTCCAGGCCCTCGGGCCAGCGCGCCGTGGGGTACGGGCCGTCAGGCAGCGCGAAGACGTGAGCGTTGAGGATCGAACGGAACAGCGGGTGGACGTGCGCGTTCGGTGCCGGCGCGGCGGGCGGTGGCGCCCACTCGGGCAGCGGCCGGTGTTCGTGCAGCGCGTGTAGCAGTTCTGCCATCTGTCTCTCCTGCCGCGGTGTTGGTGCGGCGTGGGATGACTGTACCCCGCCAAGCTGTTGCGTGCAACAATTATTTAGATGTTGCGCGCAACTCTGAAGGGCGCTATGCTCGACGCATGAAGCGACCAATCACAGCAAAACGCGCCATCGCCAGGGCCGGGAACGTGTCCGCCTTGGCGAGGCTTTTCACCCCCCCGCTGACGAGGCAAGCCGTCCAGCGGTGGAAGCGCACGAACTCTATCCCGGAAGACAGGATTGCGCAGTTGACGCAACTCCGACCGGAATGGTTCGCTGCATGACCAAACGCAAGCCGCGTCCCGAGCCGGCTCCCGTCGCTGGCTACTTTACCGAGCCCGTGCGCGCCTGGACGCAGATGCGTTTCGAGTCGCAGATCGTCGTGGACCCACGCACGAAGCGCATGGAAACAGACTTCGCCCGCCAGCAGCGCATCCGCTTGTCGAGCGGCTGGAACACCCGGCCGATGGCGCTGGTGGGGTCGCTGAAGTGACAGACACGCGGCCAGCTCCATATCCAGCCGACACCCGCGCGAAGGGTTGGCGGTTTGAGCTGGACTACGAGCAGATCGAGCAGTCTGACACCTGGGGCGTCACCAAGCCCGAGGCCCGGCCGTGGCTGCTGATGCTGTGGATGACCGCCTGGAAGCAGGTTCCGTGCGGGAGCATGCCAGCCGACCATGACGTGATCGCCGGGAAGCTGGGCATCCCAGATGACCTGTGGGAGAAGCACCGCGCGTCGCTGCTGCGTGGTTGGTGGCAGGCCGACGACGGCCGGATGTACCACGACACGCTGACCAAGCGCGTGGACGAAATGATGCGCAAGCGTCGCAGCGACTCCGACCGACAAGCTGCGAAACGTGCGCGAGAAGCATCCGAGTCCGCTGCGATTCACGGCGATGTCACGCGTGACACCGAGGCGACTCACACCGATGTCGGGCGTGAATCCAGCACCGATAACCGACCACCGATAACCGAAGAAGAACATTCCGATGCTGGCGCATCGGTTGCGCCCACCCCTGCGGGGAAGGCGCCGGCCAAGCGGGCAGCGTCGAAGCGCAAGGCCAAGGAGCCCACGCCAACAGCCGACGTGTGGGAGTCCTACCGCTCCGCCTACCAGCGCCGCTACGGCGCCGACCCGCTGCGCAACGCGATGGTCAACGGCCAGCTTTCGCAGTTCGTCACGCGGGTTCCAGCCGACGAGGCGCCGGCGGTGGCTGCGTACTTCGTCGGCCACGACGGCGGCCTCTACGTCGCCGCCATGCACCCGACGAATCTGCTGCTGCGCGACGCCGAGAAGCTGCGCACGGAATGGCTGACGAAGCGGGTTGCCGCGCCGGCCCGGACGCAGCCCACGGAAACCGCCTACGCCCGCCAGATGCGTGAGAAGTACGAGCAGGTCTGTCCCGACATCGCCGCGAAGCGCCCCGGCGCTGCCGCACCCCTCACTGTCGACATGGAGCCATCCGATGCCCTCACCATCCGCTGACCGCCCCGACCTGCCGCTGAAGTGGGTCGAGAAGATTTTTCAGAAACTGAGCCTGGTGTACGGCCGCGATTTCTTGAGCCGGTGGGAAGGCCAGGAACTGCCGTCCGTCATGGCCGACTGGTCGCGCGAACTCGCCGGGTTCGCCGATCAGCCTGACGCCATTGCTTACGCGCTGCAGCACCTGCCGCCGGAGAAGCCGCCGACCGTGCTGCAGTTCCGCGCGCTGTGCAACCTGCGGCCGGACAAGGCGCTGCCGGCCCTGCCCGCACCGGAGTCGAAGCCGGCGCCCGAAGTCATGGCGCGCGTTGACTCGCTGGTGAAGCAGCCGCGCGACATCGGCAACAAGGCGTGGGCCTGGGCGCTGAAGGAGCGCGAGAGCCGCGGCAAGGGCCTGACCCGCGCGCAGCGGGAAATGTGGCGCACGGCGCTGGCCGCCGAACTGGAAGCGGAAGGCGTTGCTGCATGACAGCCCCCCGCCAAGGCGCCTGCGCCACCCGCTACCCGCGCCGCACCACGGCGCTGTCGCCCACGCAGCAGGCCATCGCCGCCTGCCTGATCGACGCGATGACCAACATGGAGATCGCGGACGCCATCGGCATCAACAGCGAGAAGTCGGTGGCCTCGCACCTCGAGCGCATGCGGGACAAGCTGCAGGCCAGAAACCGCACGCACCTGGCGCTGATCCTTGACCGGCAGATGAGGGCGGCAGCGTGAGCAATCCCGAGAAAGTGGTGATCGGGAACGCGGAACTGTGGCACGGGGACTGCCGCGAGCTGCTGCCGCTGCTGCCGAAGCATGACTTGGCGCTGACCGACCCACCGTTTGGCTTGGGCACGAAGCTGCACGGCGGAACCTGGGGCACGAATGCAGAAACATGGGACAACGTGCCCGCGCCGGATTGGCTGTTTGGGCTGCTGCGCGAGAAGACAGGCGCGCTGATTGTGTGGGGCGGCAACTACTACTCGCTACCGCTGACGCGCGGCTGGCTGGCCTGGCGCAAGCCCGACGCGCCGCCCAGCATGGCGCACCTTGAGCTGGCCTGGACGAGCTACGACATGAACGCCAAGATGCTGGACCACAGCATTGCAGCGACAAACGCGGAGCGGGCCGGGCACCCGACACAGAAGCCCGTGCGCGTGATGGCGTGGAGCTTGGAGTTTGCACCTGACGCGCAGACCGTGCTGGACCCATTCATGGGCAGCGGGACAACCGGCGTGGCCTGCGCCCAGCTTGGCAAAGCGTTCACCGGCATCGAGCGCGAGCGCAAGTATTTCGACATCGCGTGCGAGCGAATCGAGGCGGCGCAGCGGCAGGCCCCGCTACTGCCGCCCGAACCTGCGCGCGACTTTGTGCAGGAGGGGCTGTTGTGAGCCAGTGTCCCGGCTGCGCGAACCCATCCGGCGGCCTGCTGATCTCCGGATGCAGGATGTGCCGGCTGCGCGACATCGCCAAGGGTCCGCACTACGACGCATCGCGGCGGCAGAAGCGGATGACCCGGGCCTACCGCGCGGAGTTGGCGCGCCTCGGGCCTGACGCCGTGGCGGCAAACGAGGAAGTCAAGGCCGCGGCCAAGACGGTGTTCATGGGGAGCGTGAACGCATGAGCGCCGTCGTTCTGGTCAAGGGCGACGACGGAAAGTTGCAAGGTCACGGCGACAAGGGCCAGCGCGCCTACGGGAAGTTCCGCCGCCGCGTCGAAGCGATGCAACCCGGAGACACCCTGCACTTCGAGTGGCGCGAGCCGCGCAGCCTGCCGCATCACCGCTGCTTCTTCGGGAAGATCGGCGCCCTGATGGACATGCAAGAGCAGTTCGACACCGAGGACAAGTTGCGCGCCTGGCTGACTGTCGGTGCCGGCTATGCCGACTTCGTGCCGGGCCCGTCAGGGCGAATGGTGGCGCTGCCGCAGTCCATCGCCTTCGACAAGCTGGACGAGGCCGACTTCGCGGATCTGCACGCCAAGGTCGACGCCTTCCTGTGGACCGACCACGCGCGCAGGTTCCTGTGGCCGCATCTGACGGTGCAGCAGACCTACGACTTCATCGACCAACTGCTTTCAGGATTCCAGAAGTGACCGACACCACCAAGCCCAAGCGTGGCCACAACAAGGGCGCCGACCTGGGCGGCATCCGCACAGTCGAAGACTTG